CATCGGCAAGCGGCGCGTGCTGCAGACGCCCAATGTGGGAGTTATCACTGCCCCGACTTATGGCATGTTGCGCGATGCCACCCTGCGCGCATTTCTGGAGCTGGCTGGGGCGACGGTCAGCGCTTTCAACAAGAACGAGATGATTGTCCACCTGCGCAATGGCAGCGAGGTGCTTTTCCGCACGGCCTCCGAACCAGACCGTTTGCGTGGCCCTAGCATTAGCTGGTGGTTTGGCGATGAGGCGGCCCTCTGCGACGTGCGGGCTTATGAAATCATGCTGGGACGCTTGCGCCAGTTCGGGAAGATGGGCTATGCCTGGATCGCCACGACTCCAAAGGGGCGTAACTGGGTATGGCAGTTGTTCGTGCAAGCGCCCACCGCCAGTCGCCGTCTGTATCGCGCGACGAGCGCCGACAACGTGTATCTCGACCCTGCCGTGCTGGAGGTCTGGCGCGGGGCGTACGCGGGTGACTTCGCCCGGCAGGAACTGGGCGGCGAGTTCGTGGCCTTCGAGGGGCTGATTTATCCAGAGTTCCGGCGCGAAATTCACGTCTCCGAATTGCTGCCGGAGCGTTGGCGCTACACAGTTGCGGGTGTGGACTGGGGATATGCCAATCCCGGAGTCATCTTGGTTTTTGCGGTAGATAGCGATGGGCGCATGTTTCAGGTGGCCGAATATTATCAGCGCCAGCGCCGCGTCGAAGAGTGGGTTGAGATCGCGCTCCAGGCGCGCCGCACCTGGAACATCGAGACATTCTATTGTGACCCTGCGGAGCCAGATTTCATCGCGGCCTTTCGCGACGCTGGACTTCCAGCGGAAGAGGCCAATCATGCGGTACAGGCTGGCCTGCAAGCGGTCAAAAATCGGCTGGTTGTGCAAGGAGATCATAGCCCGCGCTTGATGGTGCATAGCTCTTGTGTGCATACCATCGCGGAATTTGAAAGCTATCAGTGGGCGCAAAATCGCTATGGGGTAAAAGACCAACCCCTGAAGGCCAACGACCATTGTATGGATGCTTTGCGCTACGCGGTAATGGGTGCCGATTACTCTCTGGGCGAAAGTTTGGAGGCAGCGCGTTTGAGATATGCAGAACCATATCGGATCGGCATTGGCGACTTCTGATGGCGCTGTTGGGGTGCCGCAGCGTAATGATGTTTCGCTTGTCCAAGAGCCATTTGGATATGTTGTGACGGGGCAAGGCGGAGGCATCGATGATGGTTGCGCATATGACCTGGGCTACGACCCACGCCCAGAGATTGTCAGGCAGGACGATGAGAGGATAAGACGCCATGAGGTCTAATTACGCTCCCGGCTCGCGACAATCGGTTGAATTTACAGCCACTATTCCCAGCGGATCATATACCAGTGAAGCATGGCCCTTCACTTTCGGCGAATTTGCATTGGGAACCGTGGCCATGTCTGGTGCGCTGCCAGCAACCAGCGGCCACCTGACAGTTCAGGTGCAGGATGTGCTGGGCGTCTGGCGCTGGGGCACTGATGAGAATGGCAGCCATACCGCTTGGTGTATTCAGAAGCCCAGCGCGGGAGCTGTGCATTCTATGCCAGCGGCGTGGTTTGGCATTATGGGTAGCGCCAGGCTGGCCATTAGCAATGGCACTGCATCGGGAATACCAGCAACGGCCACGCAGGTATTTTGTGTGAGCTTGAAGACATGAAGCAACTACGACGGTTGCGACGACGTTTGTGGTGGCCCATACGCAGTGCCATCGAGGTACGCTGGCAACAGTGGAAGCGTGCCCTGGCAGCGCGTCAGCGCTGGGAGCCTGGCCAGGTGAATGAAACATTCCCGTATGCCATCATGGATGGAGTATCCTACGGCCAGCCTATCCTGCTTCCCTTCTGGATCAAGAAGCAAGGGCAGGCCGCCGTGAACCGATTTCTGGAATCGCAGCGCCAGACAATGCAATTCCAGTTCGACGTGCCGCATCGCAGCGCCGCTTACGATGCCCCCGTGGCGATGCCTACCGAAGACCCGCTGCAGGAATGGAATTTCGAGACACGCAAAGCAGTTCTTACCAATTGCCACGCGGCATTCCACCGCAACCCTCTGGCAAAGCAGGCGGTGCAGCTCACGCGCCAGTTTGCAGTTGGTCGTGGTCATACGGTGGTTTGCCGCAATCAAGACGTGCAAAAAGTCATTGATGACTTTCGTGCCAATCCAGAGAATGCCATTGAAGAGTTGGACAAAACGCTTCTACAAGATTTGCAGGTTGATGGTGAAATTTTTCTGCGCAAAGTGCCGGATGGGCGGGGCAGCGGTGTGATTGTCCCCATTCCGCCGTGGCATATTCTGGAGATCGACACTGACCCCAACTTTTTCCGGCGCGTATATCGGTATCGCCTGTATTACAGCACGGAAACGCACAGCACTCTGCAATTCGGCGGCCAGATTGTGGATGAATGGATTCCCGCAGAAGACATTTTGCACGTGGCAATCAACCGCCACAGCTACGAACTGCGTGGACGTCCTGACCTGTTTGTGGTTTTGCCGTGGCTGCGGGCATACAAAGAGTGGTTGGAAAATCGGGCGCGGCAAAACATGTGGCGTGGCGCGCTGTTGTGGGATGTAAGTATCTCCGGTGCAACGCCCGGCCAGGTTAGCGCTGCGGCATCGCGCTATGCCAAACCACCCACGCCAGGCAGCATCGTGGTGCACAGCGACCGGGAGGTCTGGGATGCCAAAACCAATCCTGTTGGGGCATCGGATGCGGCTGAGGATGGCCGCCAGATCAAGCTCATGGCGGCGGTGGGCATGGGGCTTCCAGAATACATGCTCAGCGACGGCGAGAACGCCAACCTGGCCAGCGCCACCGCCCAGGAGCTCCCTGCGCTATGGAAGTTCACCGATGCTCAGCAGTTGATGGCTGAGCAGGTATGGACGCCCATCTATCGTTGGGTAATTCAGCAGGCTGTTGATGCAGGCAGGCTTCCTCCTCTGGTGCCTGTGCAAGATGCCGACGGCGACCCAGTCTTGGACGAGAATGGCCAACCAGAAATGATTGAGGCGACCCAGGCGATTCTGGTGCGCTTCCCGGAACTGCAGCAGGAAGACCCTAAGACGCTGGCCGAAGCGCTGGCCATTGCAACGAGCAGCGAATGGGTAAGCAATGAGGGGGCGGGAGATATTATCGCCTCGACCCTGGGGCTCGATCCCGCCATCGAGCGGAAGCGAATTGCGCGCGAGCAAGAACAGAACCGCGATGCGGCGGGAATGGGGCTGGTAATCCGTCCGCAGGATGTGGCAGGGGAACAGGAAAATGACGAAACGTCGCGGTCTGCCAACGCCTGATGATCCTGCCTGGATTGGGCGAGAGCTGCGCTTTGGGACAGAAACGCTGCGTGTGGCTGAAGTTATGGTGCGTGCCCGGCTTTACAAGCTCGAAGAACGAGAGGCGCGCCGCCTGCTGGAGTTATATCTGCAGGCTTATAAAAGCATGGCGGGGACGTTGGGAATGGCCTATGGCGGAGATGGTACGCCCGACTTGCGCCGCCGCGCCGAATTGTTACGGCAGCTTGAGCTAGAGATTCGCGAGTTGGCGCGCCAGACGGGGCAACGTGTAGATGAGGCGTTGCTTAGCGCGTTTCAGCAAGGATATGCGGGGCATGCCTGGGCACTTGATATGGCGACGAATCCTGAGGTTGTGATACGGCTGCAGCCGGTTCTGCCCAGAGAGGCGATTCGCGCCTTGCTCGCACAGCCCCTGGTGGGACGCTCCGGGCGTTACATGGGGGCGGATTGGCACGCTGAGTTGGGGTTGTCGTTTGAGGAATTCAATGTTCGCGTGAAGCGAGCCTTGACGTTCAGCATGATCCAGGGCGAAGGGATGGCGCAAGCACAGCGTCGCTTGCGGGATGAGCTCGGCATTCAGACCGACCGCCGCAAGGGTTTCAAGCGCAATTTCTATCAAACGCTTTTGCTGACCCGTACAGAGATGATGCGGGCGAGCAATTTGGGCGCGCTAACAGTTTATGAACAGAATCAGGATATTTTGCGTGGTTGGGAATGGGTGTCGGCGCGCGATGAGCGCGTATGCCCAGTATGTGGTGGCCTGGATGGCAAGGTTTTCGATTTTAGCCAGAATGCCATGCAGCCGCCATCGGGGAGTCATCCGGGGTGTCGTTGCACGGTCGCACCTGCGCTGCGCGATCAGGCGCTGGCCGACCGGGTATTTGGAGGGCCGCGACAGACGTATGAGGAATGGGCGGCAGAGCGCGGATTGCTATCCGACGCCCAACAGTTGCCATTTTGAGGTGGATTATGCCCTACACGCCATCTACCGTACCCGATTACGTGCCCGCAGAGCTGGCCGAGCGCTGGGCGGGGGCCTGGAATGGTGCCTACGAGTCCTGCCACAAGAAGCGCGATGGAGATGAAAAGGCTTGCGAGGCTTATGCTTTTCGCGTCGCCAATGCTTTGCTGAAGAAGGCGGAAGAGGCTACTGCGCCCACGCCGCCATCTGGCGCTGCGCAGGTAATTGTCGAATCGCTTGATCTCAGCGAAGCGGTCATCAATACCGAGCAGCAGACGGTACAGCAGCGCATCATCCGTGTTGGACGTAGCGCCAACGGGCGCATATATGATGCTGCGGTATTGCGCCGTGCCGCACCGCTATTCGAGAACGTCAAGACGTTTGCTGACCATCCTATAGACGGGCGTGGCGAGCGCCCAGAGCGCAGTGTTCGGCAAATCACGGGCTGGCTGGACAATGTGGAATTTCGCGAAGATGGCCTTTATGCGACGCGCCATTTCACACGGAATCAGGCGGGTCAGGATACCTGGGCATTGGTGCGCGATATTGTGGAAGGGCGCGCACCAGCTACCTTGCTTGGGGGGAGCATTAACGCAGTTGGGCGAGCACGCAGGGCAGAAAATGGCGATCTGATCGTCGAAAGCATCGAGGCAGTTCATAGTGTGGATGATGTAACTGCCCCGGCGGCGGGAGGGCAATTTATGCCCTTGGTAGCCGGAAACGATGACCTGACGGCCAGCTTGCTGCGCGCCATGACCTTTGAGGAGTATGTTGCGGCAAGGCCGGAGTTTGTCGAGCGGCTCAAGAAAGAGTGGCGAGCAGTGCGGCAAACAGAAGCGGTGGCTGCCGCTGTTGAAGAACGGGATCAGGCCCGGCGGGCGCTGATCGAAGCACAGCAGGGAGTCGAGCAGAAGAAAGCGCAATTGAGCGAACTAGAGGCCGAAGTGGCCAGGCTGCGCGCGGAATTGGCGCGTAAGGGGCACGAGGTTGAGCTGGAGAGAGCATTGCGCAGGGCGGGACTTCCAGCCAAGGTTGAGGAAGCGCTGCGAGAGGAACTTGGGAACACGGATTCCAGTCAATGGTTGGCAATCGTTGAGCGCCATGTGCGAATGGCAGCGATGTTGAGCAAGAGCGCAGCCCCTGTACACGGTGCGCCGCGATTGGTAGCTGAGGCGGTTGATATGCCCAGCGCGCCCGTTGCTCTGCCCGTTGATATGGATTCCGTGCGCACCCTGGATGACTTTCTCGCCGAAATTCGCAAACGACAGCGACGAGGAGGGTAATACCTATGGCTGTCACAGCAAATCTCATCAACAGCGCTGTGCCGGTCGCCGAGGGCATGTATATCACGGTTCCGGCCTCTGGTACGGCGCATGAAATCAATCCGGGCGATTATGTTGCTTGGTCTGGCAACTATGCAATCGCCGTCAACACGGGCATTGCCTACTGGAAGGTCTCTGGTATCGGCATTGCTGTTACGCGCAATCCCGTCTATGACTGGGCGGGGCGCAAGCTGGTGAACTCCGCTGTGGTTGTGGCCACGCGCGGGGTATTCCGGGTCAGCGCCGCATTCTCCGGTCAGCCCGCC